ATGAAATCATTTACAGAAATAGGACTAGAGCTTGGTGTATCAAAACAACGAGCTAAACAATTATACGATGTAGCAATGAACAAGCTATCATCATCACTCTCGGATGCCGATATGAATGAATTAAATGAGTTATTAGCAGACACAGAAAAAGAAAATAATATGTATGAAGAGCTTACAGAGGCTATGTTTCAGCAATCCCTAGGGGATGAAGGACTAGAGGGCTTTTGGAATGACAAAGAAGCAGCTAAAACTAAATAATGTCGCTAAGGAGTAACACTATATGAAAATATTATTTTTAATAATAGCTTTAGTCTTAGTTGGCTGTAGGCACGACCAAACACCGTCCAACTTAGTGAAAGCTGAAAAACCATTAACTCTAGTCGGGAAAAGCCATCAAGGGGTACTGATTTCTGATGCTAATGGCGAACTATATGCTTATGACGAAACTTATTTTTTTGCACAAAACATAATTGCAAGCGGTTTAGAAAATGGCGATACGCTAACCGTCAAAGCGAAATAATTCGTAAAAGGAGTGTTTAGATGTACTATGAAGAGAAAACAATCAGAGGCGTTTTAATGTTCAGAAACACCCCTAATGGCAATTGGATTATGTTGAAGAAAGATTTGCCTACAGTTATCGGCAATATTCTTCTTAACACTAAATAATGTCGTAAACACTATTTAAACAGGGGAATGCAGCTATGGATGAAGAAGCAATACAAATAGAAATAGAATATGAAGACGAAGAAGACTTGGAGTATTTTGATATATACGAAATAGAGGATGATGATGAGTAGACCTGACGAAATAACACAAGAGGCGACGACTATAATAAGTCTCACAGACGACCTTAACGGCGCAAATAGGTTTATTGGTAGTCTAAAAAGTGACATTATTAAATTGACGGAGAGCCTGCACCGTATTTTATTGTTAAATAAAGAGCTATCTAGCCTTTTACTGGAATTTAAAGCACAACAAAAGGATAAAAATGAATGTTTATGAATTTCTTAAGGGGCCTAGCCCCGAAATATACAGAAAAGCCCACATTACTCTCGACTGTGAAACTACTAATCTTAATTACGGGGATAGTACTAAGCACAGTAATAGGCTTCTTCTTAGTAGTTATACTGACGGCCATAGCCCTGTCAGGAATATCTGGGGTGGCCTCGGATCTACTGAACTTGATGAATTTATAAGCTTATTAGAGAATCTTGACGGATTCTTAGTGGGACATAACATTAAGTTTGATTTACGTTGGCTAGCTAGGCACGGCCTAGACCTGAGTAAAGTTGTTGTGTGGGACACAATGATTGCAGAGCATGTATTCTATGGCAACAGAAGCCCTACAATAGCTCTAGGCTTAGGGAAGGTGGCGCAGAGATATGGCTATTCTGGTAAGGAGCCCTTCATTGATATATGTATACGGTCAGGTATATGTCCATCAGATCTTCCACACAGCCTTGTAGAGAGGCGTTGTGGCTATGACGTAGGGGTTACAGAGGGTGTATTTAAACAGCAGATAAAGCGAGCTATGGCGGAGGGTAAGCTAGCTACAATATTAACACGGTGTCTATTAACACCAGTGTTAGCTGACATAGAAACTAAAGGACTAAAGCTTGATGAAGATAAAGTTAATGCAGAATACTTTAGAGCCATTAAAGAACAAACAGAAATAGCCAAGAATTTATCAGCTATAGCTGACATCAATTGGAACAGCGGTAAACAAGTAGGAGAATTACTGTATGATAAACTTGGATTCAAGGAGCTGCAAGGTAAAGACAAGGCTGCAATTAGAACAGCTACTGGCAGACCAAAAGCAGATGTTGCTACAATCAGGAATCTCACTGCCCGAACTAAGGCACAGAAAGAACTAAAAGAAATGTTGAGCAGACGTAGTATTATTGAAGCTCAACTAACTAAAACACTATCTAAATTCAAAGCATGTATAGACAATGGAGACTTATTATATGCCCAGTTTAACCAAGCAATCACTCAAACACATCGCCTTTCTTCGTCTGGCACGGAATATGGGGTGCAATTTCAGAACATGCCCAGAATATTCAAGCCTTGTGTCACGTCGCGTTTCGAGGGATGGGATGTTTGCGAAGCTGACGGTGCGCAATTGGAATTTCGTGTCGCGGCATTCCTTGGGCAAGACGAACAGGCTATATATGACATAGAGAATGGTGTTGATATACACCAATTCACTGCCGATACTATAACAGCAGCAGGAGAGCCAACAGAGAGGCAGGCCGCAAAAGCAGATACATTTAAACCGTTGTTTGGGGGCAGAAGTGGTACAAAAGCACAGAAGGCTTATTATGCAGAGTTCAAGAAGAAGTATTCTGGTGTGGCAGCAAAGCAGGAAGAGTGGAAAAACGATGCTATTAGGAACAAGAAGTTTAGAATCCCTAGCGGTCTTGAGTTCTTCTTCCCGAGGATAAAAGCTCCTAGGAATGCTGATGGATGGATTCCAGAAGAATCCAACATATACAACTATCCTATACAAAGCTTTGCAACAGCAGATATTATACCAATAGCTATTGTCTACACATGGCACAATATGCAAGCAGCAGAATTGAATAGCTTCATATTTAACACAGTGCATGACAGTGTTATTATTGAGAGACATCCAGAAGAAAAGGAGAAATTAGATGAAATAATCCTTGACGCATTCGGAACTTCATGTTATAATTATCTTAATGAAGTTTATAATGTTCAGTTCAACGTACCACTAGGTTGTGGTATTAAGTCAGGCAGTAATTGGGGAACGGGTCACGAAGTGAAACACACCCTACCAACACCATTTAAGAGGCTATAATGAATACAGGTATACACGTAGGTGCTGTTGTAGATAAAACTACAACAGATAATATTGCCCATTTAATTGAAACTATATTTAAAAGTGGGCATGATAATAGAATGGATCAATCTACTATTAAACTGGCATTAAGTACGTTAACACAAATTACAGAAGTAAAACAGATAACACTTTCTAATTGTTCTATCACTGGTGACAAAGTTGTACAATTAGATTCTGATTTTAACCTAAAAAAAGGTGAATAAATATGCAAGGATATGTAAACAGTATTACAAGTAAAAGTGGTCAAGGCGCTCGCGGCCCGTGGACATTGTTCTCAATAGAGGTTGATGGACAGAAGTTTGGTGCTGGCTTTGATAAACCTAACGTCCCAGAAGGGAGCTATGTAGAATTTGATGTCGTACAAAAAGGGCAGTATAAGAACGCAGAAAATATTAGGATCAGTACTGCTACTCCTCCTGTTGTCGCTAGTGGTAGCCAAGCTGGTGCTCCTGTGAATAGGAGAGATTGCTCTATACAGTATCAGAGCAGCCGTAAGGATGCTATACAGATGCTAGGAGTGCTATTAACAGCAGAAGCTATTAAGCTGCCTGCTAAGCAAGCAGATAAGTATGACGCTGCTATGGCTATTGTAGAAGAGATGACTGCTCAATTCTTCTTGAAGCTTGAGGCTGTTATTGAAGATGGCGGTGTTAGTCTAGAGGACGCTATTCCTGTCCCTAACGGAGCAGAATAAGACAGAAAGCAAAGGGGCAATCCCTTCTGCTTCTCCTGAGTCGCTTAGCGAAATGATTGTTGTTACTGAGACACAACACTATAAGCTAGTAGTCTTGCCACAAGAGCTTAGAGATATATACGATAGCAATTATGGTATAGTTAATAAGCAATATCACACGATAGAAGCTATGTATGGAGCCCTGTTCGCAGGGTTTCAGATTATTAAGGAACTACAAAGTAAGTTAGAAGCAGAGCTACCAAAGTCTACCTTACGTTCCATCCACTAGGGTACAGCATGTATGAAGTTATTAATAGATGCAGACTCTCCCCTTTACAGGGCAGGCTGTGCAAACGAAACCCGCAGTTATTTATGCACCCAAGGGGGCCACCTAGTACAAGAGTTTAAGTATAAGAAGGATGCTGTAGCTTACGCCACAGAGCATGGATGTGATATAGAGAAGCATAAGGAGGCTGGGGCTGTTGGCCTCAGTCTTCATAACTTAAGGCAATGTGTTAAGTCTATGCTGTCTATTGAGCACGATAGCTATGAGATGTATACAGGAGGCAAGGGTAACTTCCGTTACGATTACTTCAAGGAGTATAAAGGCACTAGAGATCCTTTCGACAAGCCTATACACATGAAGCAGATGAAGAAACATTTGCAAGCCAAGTATGGCGCAATACCAGTAGACGGAGAGGAGGTTGATGATAAGGTTAGCTATAGACAAGTGCAGTGTATAGCAGAAGGAATAGAAAGCTGTATCGTAACAAACGATAAGGATTTGAATAACACAATGGGATGGCACTTTAACTGGGTTAAAGGAGAGACATTCTATTTAACAGCAGAGGAAGCAGACCTAAACTTCCATAGACAACTCCTTACAGGAGATTGGCAAGTTGATGGCATTCCCGGCCTAGCCGGTGTAGGCGGTGTTACAGCAGCTAAACTGCTACCAGAATATTCTGATAATATGTTAGATATAGTTAAGGAAGAATACTTTAACAGAGGCCATGATATAGAATACCTAACAATGAATGGTATTATGTTATGGATGAGGAGAAAACCAGATGAGATATGGTCGATTAATAGAGAAAGCTAAAGACGGAGGACACGAGTCCCCTGTAGATGCTTATTTTCTTATAGAATTAAAAGGATTATTTTCTATAGCACTACTTAAATTTAATAAAGGTGGACGTGAGGCATATCATACTCACGCGTTTAACGCTCTAACGTGGTTTATACACGGCAATTTAATAGAACAAACTTATGATCATAGAGTGTATAAGTATAAGCACTCTCTTATACCAAAATACACACCAAGACGTATTAATCATAGAGTAGTTGCTTTAACCGATAGCTGGTGTATTACTGTACGAGGGAGATGGAATTCCACATGGACTGAGCATAATAAGGGAATTAAAACAACATTTACACATGGACGTAAGCCTATCGAGATATGGAGTCCTAATGAGTAAAGGAATAGAGCGTATTTATTATTCTACTAACGGGGAGGGGTATGATCAATACAACATTAGAATTGGAGATAAGTGGTTACGACTACCAGTAGTAGGCAGTATAAATGCTACTAACGAAGTTAGGTTGTGTAAGATTCTGCAAGACCTTATAGACTCGGAGAATAAGAATGACCAATCCAGTTGAAAATTGGACAGACAGCAGGTATTGGAGCTTCCTTCGCTCTGCCTTAAGGCGAGCGTGGACGAAGTATCCAAATAAATATAAAGTATTAAATGCAGCCAAGAGGCGGAAACTAAATGCGACAGGCAAACAAAAATACGAATATCAATGCAAAGAATGCCACAACTTTTATGCTGGGAAGAATGTATCTGTCGATCATATTACGCCTGCCGGAAGTCTTCGCAGCTATGATGATTTGGCAGGTTTTTGCTCTAGGCTCTTCTGTAGCTTAGAAGAACTACAAGTATTGTGCTATAAATGCCACAAAGCTAAGACCAACGCGGAGCGTGGTATAATCCCTGAAATCTCTGAGTTTAAGAACGACAATGCAGAGGAGCAGAAGATAAAGCTAAAAAAGTTAGGGCTGCCGAGCGGAAGCAATGCCGCTCTGCGGTTAGAGATTTTCACTGAGTATTATGGGAACAAACAATGAGAGTAGTGTATAAAAAAAGTATGATGGAACAGCTTATAGATATTAAGGCTAAAGCTGATGTAATGAATAAACAAATAGATTATGTAGAACTCACAGAGGCCGAAGCTTGGCGTCTTATTAGTGAGAAGTTGAATATATATCCTAGCTTTGCTACTCCCTCTCATATACAAGGAACCACCCTTGCAGGAGTAGTCCTTAAAATAGTAAAAAACAAGGTATCATAATGGCTAAACACATGATGATTCCTGACCCACAGGCTAAGCCCGGAAATTCCTTCGAGCACATGTTATGGGCAGGACAATATGCTGTTGAGAAACAGCCTGATGTTATTGTATGTATAGGAGACTTATGGGATATGCCTTCCCTTAGTGTCTACGACATAGGGAAGAAAGGCTTTGAAGGACGTAAGTATGTAGATGATATTAAAGCAGGCAAGGATGCTATGGAAGCCTTTATGGCTCCTATCAAAGCATACAATAAGAAAGCTAAGATTGATAAGAAGAAGCAATATAAACCTAGACTAGTGTTCACGTTAGGCAATCACGAGCAACGCATTGAGCGTGCTATAGATGCAGACAGAAAACTAGAAGGGCTTTTATCTTACAATGATTTTGAATTAGAAAAGAATGGATGGGAAGTAGTTCCTTATCTACAGCCTATCGTTATAGATGGTGTAGCATATTGCCACTTCTTCACCTCTGGTGTTATGGGAAGACCTGTTAGCTCTGCACGACTGATGCTTAATAAGAAGCACATGTCCTGTGTTATGGGCCACGTACAGGATAGAGACATAGCATTTCAGAAGAGAGCTGATGGTACTTGTATGACTGGTATCTTTGGTGGTATATTCTATCAACACGCAGAAGATTACCTTAACGCACAGACCAACGGGAGTTGGGCAGGTATTTGGATGTTACATGATGTAAGAGATGGAGCATTCGATGAGATGCCAGTGTCTCTTTCTTATTTAAGGAAAAGATATGCTAAACATAACAAAAGTTGAGGTGTGGAGCATCCTCAATCTCCTTCGGGAGATTAGAGATGGCAGTGATCCTGATGATTTAGAGGATGACATTCTTGATATGATTAATATGCTGGAGGCTATAGCAGCTCATGGTAAATAATTTTGATGAGGAACGTATGGATATTATAGGACAGAATGGAGGCGATGGCATTCATTATGAAATGTCTCGTATTGCTACACTACGTCAGAGAATTGACATGCTTGACGAAGAGCAGATAGAAACATTAGAAGATAATATACAGACAACACCGGAGGAGGAAGAATGAGCTGCGCTTGGTGGGTGGTTATAGCTATATTTGTCACAGCAGTACTTGTGACTACATGGGCTGCTTTTAGTTTGTTCTATAGACCTAACAAGGAGTATGAAGATGAGTAAAGACGCTAAGAGTAGTTATTACGATGCAGGAGGCATCGAAGTGTTAGATGTTATTAAAGCTAAGCTCACTCCTGAGCAGTACAAAGGCTATCTCTTAGGGAATAGTATTAAGTATGCACTACGTGCTAATTTCAAGGGCACT